GCGAACCTGAAAATGGCCCTGATCGGGCTAGACTTCGCGCAATGATCAATTCGGGGGACAAGTACCAAATAATCCAATGGACCGACCGATGGTGGCTCAAATGACAAACGCATTCAGCCCCGCATTCAAAAGCGCAATCGACTGGTCGAAGGACCAGAAAGACCGCCGCATCAGCGAACAGAACAGCGCCAAACGCGCCAAGCGCCTCGCCTCTGACGACCCGAAGGAGCGCGCAAAAGCTGCGGGCACGATGGGGCCGCTATCCGGCGTCACCGAGAACCACCGGCTGAAGAAAAACAGCAAGCTGGGGTGATATAATCGAGGCGTCCGCGCAATGCGGGCAAAGCGAGTCACCCGGCGAACTTGGCCGGGAGTTGGGTGACAGATCGTTGAGTGGGCTTTCTGTCTATAGGCGTGGGCGGTGCGAGCAATTCGCACCCGTTTTCCCACTCGGACGGGCGGCCCAAAACCGCCCACACCTATGGGCAGAAAGTTTGTATGAACGCCATCACCAATGCGTCACCAGCTCAGACGATGAGCAGCCGCGAGATCGCGGAGCTTGTTGACTCTCGCCACTCCGATGTGATCCGATCAATTGACAGGTTGGCAGATTCTGGAGTCGTTGAAAGGTATGCGCCGACGGCGTACACCCACCCGCAGAACGGCCAGACCTATCAATGCTACATGCTGACAAAGCGTGACAGCTATGTTGTCGTCGCCCAGCTTTCCCCTCAGTTCACGGCGCGCCTTGTTGACCGCTGGCAGGAGCTTGAAGCCGGTCAGGCGTTCTCAGTCCCAACGACGCTATCTGGCGCCCTGCGTCTTGCAGCGGAGCAGGCCGAAACAATCGAGCGCCAACAGGCCCAGATCGCCATCGCAGCGCCGAAGGTCGATTACTTTGATCGGGTTGTTGAGCGCACCACCCTCATGACCGCAACCCAAGTGGCTCAAAAGCTCGGCATGTCAGCCGTGACGCTCAACAAACACCTGGTCGAGCTGGAGGTCTACAGCCGCAACGTGCAGCGCGCCCGAGTGTTCAAACAGTGGTTCATCGACAAGGGTCTGGGGATGCTCAAACAGACCGAGATGGGCTACTCGCAGCCGCTTTTCACTACTGCGGGCGAGGCTTGGGTGGTGGAGCGCCTGACCAGTGAAGGCGTGATCTGATGCACTACTACAAGCGAAACATTGGCGACTATGCCAAGAAGGCAGGACGCCTTTCGATGTTGGAGCACGGAGCGTACACGCTTCTCATTGATGCGTGCTATGACCGTGAACGGTTCCCCACGGAGGCCGAGGCTATCGAGTGGGCATGGGCGCGATCCGATGCTGAAATCGAGGCTGTCCGGTTCGTGCTGTCTCGCTTTTTCGTGCTGACTGACGGCCTATATGTGCAGGATCGGATCAATGACGAGGTGGTCCAGTACCAACGGAACGCCGAGACAAACGCCAGAATTGCCACGGAGCGTGAGGAAAAGCGCAGGAATCGTGAACGGTTCGTGAACGGTTCGTGCAACGACGTAAACGAACCTCCACCTAACCAAGAACCACTAACCAAGAACCAAGAACCAAGAACCAAAGAGGTAAGAGAGGAGGCTTCGCCACCTCAACCCGCTGCCCCTCAAAAACAAAAAGCCAAACCAGCGACAACCCTCAAGACCTACTTGTCCCGCTGCCGTGAGCTTGGAGAAAAGCCGGTCCCCGAAGGCCACGCAATCCGCAAGTGGGCGCGAGACGCTGGCATCACGGATGAGATGTTGCAGATTGCGTGGGTCAAGTTCAAGGAACGGTACACCGAGGCCGAAAAAGGCGTCGCCAAGTCCTACAAAGACTGGCCCGGACACTTCGCCACGTCGGTCAAAGACAACTGGTTCGGCGTCTGGTTCTTTGGCGATGATGGGTTGCAGTGGTCATCCAAGGGCCTGACGTTCCGGTCTGTTCTGGACCAACAAACAAGGGGTGGAAATGAGCAAGGTTGAGGCGCAAGAGCTGTGGTCATTCGAGGCCGAAGCATCGCTTGTTTCGTCGCTGATGCTGTCGCCAGAGACATTTGACACGGTGGCCGGGGTCATCCTCCCCGAGATGTTCTACGACGTTCGGCACCGAGAGGTCTACAACAGCGTGCATCGGCTGGCGAGCGCAAACAAGCCGGTAGACGTGGTGACGGTGTTTGGCGACATGACCGCAACGGGTCAGCTCATGGGCATGTCAATCGACGACATCCGGGATTTGGAGCAGTACGCCCCCACGTTTGGCAATGCCCTGCACTACGCCCAGATCGTCGCAGAACGCGCCCTGACGCGGGCAATGGTCAAGGCGTCAACCGAGGCCCGTGAAGTCGCCACAAAAGGCGAGATGACCGCATCGGAAAGGCTGGACAAGTGCCAAGACCTATTCCAACGCCTGACCGCGCAACGGATGACGCGTGACCCAAAGCACGTGAGCGAGTTCGCCGTGTGCATGATCGACAAGGTCACGGACCTGTCAGACGGGCACACAACATCCGGTATCAGGTCACGCATTCCAACGCTTGACAACCTGCTAGGCGGAGGGTTCAAGCCGGGCAAGCAGATCGTTTTGGCCGCTCGCCCGTCTGTCGGCAAATCGGCCCTTGCGATGGAGTTCGCCTATGCCTGTGCCAGTCAAGACCAGCCGTCAGCCTTCCTTTCGATGGAAATGGAGGGTTCAGAATTGGCCGAGCGTCTGGCAGCGCGCATTGGGGCTGTCGGCATGGGTTGTTTCAGCACCGGCAAGCTGGATCAAAAAGAGTGGTCCGGCCTTTCCGAAGCTGTGGAGGTCATGCGGACGCTACCGCTCTACATCGACGACCAACCAGGCCTGACGCTTGGCGACATCCAAGCCAAGGCAAGAAAGCTCAAGCGCGAGCGCAACATCACATTGTTGGTGGTGGACTACCTGCAACTGTGCGCGCCATCAAACAGCACCGCATCGCGGCACCACCAGATCGAGGAAATCAGCCGGGGCCTGAAGGTGCTAGCCAAACAGTTGGGCATCACCACCGTCATCCTTTCCCAGCTCAATCGTGAGGTCGAGAAACGCACAGGCGGGCGCCCCACATTGGCAGACCTGAAGGAGTCCGGAGCCATCGAAGAGGACGCCGATACGGTCATCCTCCTGAGCGCAGACGGCACCAGATCAAGCGGTGATGTCGTGGTGCACGCCGAAGTCGCCAAGAATCGAGGCGGGTCTAAGGGCTTCGTCAAGCTGGCATTCACGGGCGTACACCAGCGATTCGTCGAAACGATCACGGCTGAAAATGAGTTCAGCGGTGGCGGAAATCAGCAACGTCGGAAATACTCGGAGGACATCTAAATGATTGACCATCACGTGCTTTTGTGGAGCCGCAAGCAAAACGCATTCCACATCGAAACCCTGTCCAGCTTGACGAAAAAGAACGTCGAAGCGTTCGCACTCAACCGCCCGCTGAACGACTATCACCCGATCTACATGGGCACCCGTGAGGAATGCGACAAGATCGCAGACAAGGCAAGGCCGCGCCTTGTTTCGAGGGAGCCTGCAAACGCAACCGCCTTCTGAGTTCCGATAGCCAAAAACAATTGGACCGCCTCACTCAAACGCGTGATGATTGGCACATCGAACAACAGGCTAGACCATGACAAGCCGGACGCGCTACACAGAGGAAGAGGACGCCATCATCGCGGCGTACTACCCAACCGAGGGCACAGACGTGATACATCGACTGCCGACGACACGAAGCCGCCGCGGGGTGGAATACCGGGCGTATGAGCTTGGCGCTTACGTCGAATCTCGCAAGCGTTGGGCTAAAAAGGAATGGTCAAGCGCCGATGAATCGCTGATGAAAGTGATGTTTGGAGAGGTCGGCATTGAAGGAATGTTGAAGCTACTAAAGGGTCGGTACTCAGCGGGCGCAATCAAGCACAAGGCGCGGCGCATGGAGCTGGTGAAGAACCAAACTCCACCGCCAAAGCCCGAACCCGAGCCAATCGACCCAAACGAAGAGGACACAGCCCCGATGATCCACCGGCACATCCCCGAAGGCGAATGGAAGCGGGACCACCCAATCCCGAGGCGGTCGGTTTTTGACGTGGAGGCGAGATCATGAACGACATCACGCCATCGGAGCTGCGGACCATGAAGCTGATCGCACAGGGCCACCAGGCCAAAGCAGCGGCACGAATCGCCGGGCTGTCTCCGTGGACCGTCAAGTGCCAGATTCAGAGCGCCGCAAAAAAGATCGGCGGAAAGAACGCTACTCACGCCATAGCTCTGGCCATCATCGGCGGCATCATCAAGCCGGAGGATCTGCAATGAGCAAGACCGACACATGCACCAAGTGCCTGCAACCTGGCCACACGGCCAGTTCATGCAAGCGCTACGACCTCGTTCAGTGCGTGGCTTGCAAGTCGTTCAAGATGACAAAGCGCGACCCGCTGCAACGCTGCGAAGCGTTCGGCTCAGGTTTCAGCCCGTCGCCGGTCCACC